TCCCATGATCACTTTAGCAAAGAACAACTCAGGTGGAGATGCCAACACATTTGACCAGGGTCTATTCTTCAACAGGGGATCACTTGACAACGTTGCGGCACTATGGGATGAATCAGCAGATGAGTTCGTTTTCGCGGTAACATCAGGAGAAGACGGAACCACGGCAGGTAACGTAACAATCGATTCATACGCAGGCCTACACGCAGGCGTCACCACAGTCACAGATCTTGAAACAGGATCAATATCAGCGGCAGACGGTACGGCGGCGGCGACTATCGCAAACTCAACAGGAGTTGTAACGGTTCCAAGTGCAGTATTGACAACAGCAGACATCAACGGTGGTACAGCGGACAACGTAACCATCGGTGGTTCAACTGCGGCGGCTGGTACTTTCACTGCCATAGTTGGATCAAGTCTATCAGTAGGTGATGGTAACGTCACCAACGTTGGTGACATTGCTCTTGACTCTATCAGTGCAGATGGCACAGACATCAACATTGCTGTTAGTGACAACTCAGCTACAGCATTAACAGTCAAAGAAGGATCTAACACCTACCTAACATTCGACACCAGGAACAGTGCAGAAATAATCACATCTGCCGTTGCTTTAACTGTCGCGACAGGTAAAACGTTTACCACAGACACAGCGGACATCAATGGTGGTGCCATAGACGGCGCAACTATTGGTGCTAACAGTGCCGCGGCTGGTACATTCACAACAGCTACGGCTGTGAGTGTACAGGCCACGAACATCAAAGCCAACGATGCCACGACGTCAATCACCATAGCTGACACAACAGGTGCTGTTGTGCTTACGAAGGCTACCAAAGTAACAGGTGCTTTTGAAGTAGACGGTTCGACTTTCATCTTCAACGAGAGTTCAGCAGATGTTGACTTCAGGTTTGAAGGTAACGGCAACGCTAACCTACTATTTGGTGACGCAGGAGCTGACAGGATCGGTATCCTGACTGCAACCCCGGCATACACCTTGGACGTAGGAACGGCAACAGACGCCATTCTTCTACCAACGGGTAACACAGCGGCCAGACCAACAGCGGCGGCGGGTGTACTTAGGTTCAACTCACAGACAGGTACGTATGAAGGATCACAGGATGGTTCTACATGGGTCTCTTTGGCGACAGCAGGCGACACGCCAACTTTCACCAAGGAAACGGCGACAGGTGATGGGTCAACAACAGTGTTCTCAGGTTTCTTCAGCTCAGCTCCAGAAAATGCGAACAACGTTTTTGTATACATCGACAACGTTTACCAAGAACCAACTGAAAACTATTCAGTGTCAAGCACCAACCTAACATTTACTTCTGCCCCGCACAGTGCGGCCAGGATTTTTGCTATAACAGGTGCTGACAACACTGCATTGGCCACGGGTGGTATTGCTAGATCTGAGACAAGTTCTACAAACTTCACTTCAAGTGCAACCAACATATTGACATTCAACGGCGCTACTTACAGAAGTGCTGAGATATTCATCACGTTAACTGATGCAGGTAACACTGAATACTCGGCCATGAAGGGCACAGTTGTACACGACGGCACTACTGCTTTCATCACAGTATACGGTATCACCAACACTGGCGCAAGTGACTTGGCGACCATTACTGCGAACTACAACGGTGGAACAGTGGAAGTCAAAGCACAGTCAACAGGTGGACAGACGGCGGCACAGGTACAGTACTCGCTATCAGTTTAATAGGTAAGCAAAACTAGAACCTTAGAGATAATTCTAAACGCCCCAATTGGTAAATACTACTGTTGGGGCGTTTTTTACGACTAAGATTCCTTAACATTTATATAAACAATCATACGGGAAACATGGAACTATGACAACAAGAAACTTTAGGGTACACAATGGTATCTCAGTTGGTGACATCGTAATTGATGCGGCAACTAACAAAATAACAGGTGGATCAACGGCGGCACCAAGTGCTGACGGTGACTACTCCAACAAGAAATACGTGGACGACCAAGCGGCGGCGTCACTCACGTTGACCAACAAGACACTGACTTCACCGGTGCTGAACGGCACACTGAGCGGAACGGCATTCCTTGACGAGGACAACATGGCATCAGACAGTGCGATCGCGGCGGCATCACAGCAGTCGATCAAGGCCTACGTTGACGCACAGGTGACTGCGTCAGACCTTGACTTCCAAGGTGACACAGGTGGTGCACTAGCAATCGACCTTGACAGTGAAACATTAACGTTCACGGGTGGAACGGGTATCGACACAACAGGATCAGGAAATGCAGTAACGTTCGCTATAGACAGCACGGTGGCGACGCTGGCTGGATCACAAACGTTCACCAACAAGGCACTGACTTCACCGGTGTTGAACACAGGTGTAAGTGGGACAGCGATACTGGACGAGGACAACTTGGCTTCAAACAGTGACACGCAGTTGGCAACACAGCAGTCGATCAAGGCATACGTTGACAATGGACTATCGAGTCTATCATCAACCACACTGACGGCGGGTAACACCACAGCGATCGTGTCTGACACGGGTTCAGACGGTGCGTTCACGGTGACAGCAGATGGTAACACTGAACTGGTCGTGAACGACACTAGTGCTACTTTCTCAGGTAACGTGGTCGTTTCGGGTAACTTCACGGTCAACGGTACGACGACGACGGTTGCAACGACCAACACGACAAACACTGACAACATCTACGAACTAGGTACTGGTACCACGGGCACGCCGGCAAACGACGCAGGTTTGATAATCGAGAGGGGTGACAGCGCCAACGCATTCATCGGTTTCGATGAGTCGGAAGACAAGTTCAAGGTCGGTACGACTTCATCAACAGGAGCGGCCACAGGTAACTTGACCATCACCACAGGTACGCTGATCGCCAACATCGAGGGTGACGTGACAGGTAACGTGACTGGTAACACGTCAGGAACGGCATTAACAGTGACACAGGCCGCACAAACGAGCATCACCAGTGTCGGTACACTCACTGCACTACAGGTGGACAACCTTAATCTAAATGGAAACACCTTAAGTTCAACTGCAGGCACTGACTTGTTAATAACACCACTAGCTGGACAACAGATCGTACTAGATGGTACGATAGTGGTCGACGCAGGGGTGGTCACGGGTGCAACGAGCATCACGTCAACGAACTTCGTTGGTGACGTAACAGGTGACGTAACTGGTAATGCTGACACGGCAACTACATTAGCAACTACAAGAGCAATTCAAGTTAGTGGTGCTGTAACTGGTACTGCCAACTTTGATGGCAGTGCAGGTATTAATATCGTTACAACCAACACAGCAGATCCAACAATCACACTTGGTGGTGATTTAAGTGGTGCTGTAACACTAACAAACTTAGCAAGTGGTACATTAACTGCAACAATTGCGGCTAACTCGGTTGCATTAGGAACAGACACAACAGGTAATTATGTTAGTAGTTTAGTTGCAGGTAATTTAATTGATTTACAAAATAATACTGGAGAGGGAGCAACCCCAACAATTGATGTTGATTTATCAGAATTAACTACATCTACTTCGAATGCTGATGGTGATTTTTTTGTTGTATTAGATAGCGTTAACGCACAGAAAAAACTTACAAAAGGTAATATTGCTATTTCAGGATTTAACAATGATAGCGGATTTACTACAAACACTGGTGATATAACTTCAGTTGTAGCAGGGTCTGGTTTAACAGGTGGAGCTACTAGTGGAGCTGCTACTTTAAATATTGGAGCAGGTACAGGTATTGATGTTGCAGCAGATGCTATTTCTGTTGATGTATCAGACTTTATGACTAATGGTTCTAACAACAGAATTGTTACTGCAACTGGTACAGACGCACAAAATGCAGAAGCTAATTTAACTTTTGATGGATCTACTTTGGCGGTTACTGGTGCTATAACAGCAACAGGAGACGTTACTGCTTTTTACGTTTCTGATAGAAATTTAAAACAAAATATTGTTAACATTGAAAATTCTTTACATAAAGTTTCTCAGTTAAATGGTGTTTACTATAACTGGACTAAAGAAGCTTTAGAAAAACATAAACATTTAGTTGATGAAAAAGAAGTCGGTGTAATCGCACAAGATGTAGAAGCAGTTTTACCTGAACTTGTAGCAACAAGAGAAGATGGCTCTAAAGCAGTTAGATATGAAAGACTTTGTGCAGTGTTAATTGAATCCGTAAAAGAACTTAAAAAAGAAATAGACGAATTAAAGAAGTAATACTTTAATTTTTAATATTTTAATCATATAAATAGTCCGAAAGGACCTTTTTTATATGGCAACACCAGCTACAAGAGAACAGTTAAAACAATACGCTTTACGAACACTAGGTAAGCCTGTTATTGAGATAAATGTAGATGACGACCAATTAGAAGATAGATTGGACGAAGCATTACAATATTACGCTCAATATCACTATGATGGTATTCGTAGAACATATCTAAAGTATCAATATACACAGACCGATAAAGACAGAATTACTGGCAATTCAAATGAATCTGTAACTAAAAATTCCGTTACAACCACTTGGAGTGAAGGTAATAACTATATCGTTGTGCCTGAAAGTGTAATATCAGTAATCAATATATTCCCATTTTCAAATAAAGGTAATCTAAACTTATTTGATGTTAGGTATCAAATGAGATTAAATGATCTATATGATTTTTCTTCAACATCTATTATTAATTATGATATTGTGATGCGACACTTGGACTTTTTAGACCATATTCTAGTAGGTGAAAAACCTTTTAGATTTGTTCAAAATGATAACAGACTATACATTGATATGGACTGGACAGATGATTTACAAGTTGGCGAATATTTAGTTATTGAAGCATATCGTAAATTGGATCCAGAAACTTATACAGATGTGTACAATGATATGATTTTAAAAAGATATGTGACTGCTTTATTTAAAAAAAATTGGGGTGCCAATCTTAGCAAGTTTAATGGGGTTACAATGTTAGGTGGGGTTACATTAAATGGTCAACAAATATATTCAGAAGCAATCCAAGAAATTCAAAAACTAGAAGAAGAAATTAGAAACTCATTTGAGATGTCACAACCCCTTATGATAGGATAGTGCCATGGCAGTTAATCATTATTTCCAGAACGGTAACGGCATTGGGAACACCAATGAACAAAGACTTTTTGAGGACTTAATCATAGAAGGCCTAAAGATATACGGCAAAGACGTTTATTATCTTCCACGAACATTAGTAAATAGAGATTTAATTTTAGGAGAGGATACTCTTTCTAAATTTGATGATTCATATTTAATTGAAATGTATATGGAGACCACGGAAGGCTTTGCTGGATCGCAAGAAATTATATCTAAGTTTGGTTTAGAGATCAGAGAAGATACAACTTTTATGGTTGCCAAACGAAGATGGCAAGACGCTGTTGACTCTGTTCATACTTTAATTAAAGATGGCCGACCAAATGAAGGTGATATAATTTATATGCCTTTAATGAATAGTTTTTTTGAAATACAATTTGTTGAAGACCAAGAGCCATTCTTTCAACTCGGCAATTTACCTGTTTACAAATTAAGATGTACTCGTTGGGAATATTCTTCAGAAAAACTTAATACTGGTGTTACTGACATTGATAGTGCTGAAACACAATACTCATTAGATCAATTATCGTATCAAGTTAGTTTAGAAAACGAAGATGGTGCTTTACTATTAGAAAATGATAGTGTTGGTGGAGTATCTAATTACTTTATCAATGAAGATTACGATTTGCAAACTCAATCAACCTATGCTGATAATAATGATTTAGATAGTGAGGCAGGTTTTGATACAGCCTCTACTGCAGATGATATATTAGACTTTACAGAATCAAACCCATTTGGGGATATAGATAACGGATTATAGAAATGTTTGGAACTTACTTTTACAACGAATCAATGAGGAGGATGACCGTTGCCTTTGGGCAATTGTTTAATAATATTCAAATCAAAAGAACAGACTCTAACGACACTGTTATACAATCTATTAGAGTTCCTTTGGCCTATGCTCCTAAAGAAAAGTTTTTAACTAGATTAGACCAACAACCTAATTTAAATGAAAGAGAAATGGCCATTACTTTACCTCGTATGTCATTTGAAATATCTGCAATTCAATATGACGCTAGTAGAAAATTAAATAAGATTCAAAAGTTTAGAGCTGTAAAAACTGGAGCTGAAGGTAAGATATTAGATTATAACTATATGCCTGTTCCTTATAATATTTCTTATGACTTAAACATCTTTACAGCAACGGCAGAAAGTGGCCTACAAATTGTAGAACAAATATTACCTTTCTTTCAACCAGATTATACGGTGACAGTCAATGCTATACCAAGTTTGAATATTAAAAGAGATGTGCCTATTGTGTTAAATAATGTAA